GCCAGGCATCCAGCAGCAAGCCCGGAGACCGCGGCCGCGAAATGGCCCGCATCCGCGGACACAAGCGCAACGCCGCATAGACCTCCCCGGCCTCCGGGCCGGGGCACGGGACCACGCCCTCTCCTCGTGGACGCGCGCCAAGCGGCGCAGCTGTCACCGCACGCCGTTTTATGAGGAGAGGCAGTCGTGAACGACTTCCAGCCCTACTCCTACACGGACAGCGTCACGGCCGACCGGCCCTGGCTCGCGTCCCTGGTAGGAGTCCAGGACACCAACACCATCACCCTCGACCTGTCGAAGTTCACCGCGGGCGTCCACTACGTCGCCGCGACGAACCCGATGCTCCAGTCCCGCAACGTCATGAAGTCCGGCATCCCGCTGGGCAAGGTGACCGCCTCCGGCCTGTACGCCCCCTACTCGGGGCCCACCTCGGAGGTGCAGACGGTCACCGTCACCGGCACCCCGACCGGCGGCACCTACACCCTGACGTTCTCCGGGCAGACCACCGCCGGCATCCCCTACAACGCCACCGCCGCGCAGGTGAAGACCGCGCTGGAGGCCCTGTCCAACGTCAACGTCGGGGACGTCACCACCGCCGGCGGACCCCACCCGGGCACCCCGGTCACCGTCACGTTCGTCGGCCAGTACCTGGGCGATGACCAGACGCAGATGACCGCCTCCGCCGCGGGCCTGACCGGCGGCACCAGCCCCGCCGTCACCGTCACCACCAGCACCGCCGGTGGCACGGCGTCCGCCTCGGACGGCACCGAGACCCTCGCCGGGTTCCTCGTCTCCGAGATCAGCTTCAACCCCGGCTCCACCAAGGCCGCCGGGGCGCTGCTGTGGCACGGCGAAGTCTTCGCCGACAAGTGCCCCACTCCGTTCGACCCCACTGACGTCGCCTCCACGGCGCCCGGCGTCAACATCCACTACCGGTAAGAGAAGGAGTAGACGATGGAAGCTCTCGAGCTCCTTCTGCGCGACACCAACGACACCGACCTGACGGTGTTCGCCCGCGAGTTGGACACCCCCGCCAAGTACCGCCTCACCCGGGAGATCCTGCCCGCGCGGTCCATCCAGGGCGTCCGCTTCAAGACCACGTCCGCGAAGCGCCGTGTCAACGCCGCGAAGTTCCGCGCCTACGACGCGCCCACCGCGCTGGCCAAGCGGCAGGCGGAGCGGGTCGTCAACGAGGGCATGCTGCCGGCCCTCGGCCAGACCCTCCCCATCTCCGAGATGGACCAGATCCTCCTCGACGTCGGCCGCGGCGCCGACACCCAGGCCTACATCGACCTCCTCTACTCGGACGTCGAGCGGCACGTGGAGGCCATCCAGACCGCGCAGGAACTCGCTGCCGGCCAGCTCCTCGCCACGGGCACGGTGAACCTGCCGGGCCTCGGCCTGGACGTCAACTGGAACGTTCCGTCGGCGAACATGCCCACCGCCGGAGTGCTGTGGGACCAGCCGTCCGCCACGCCGCTGTCCGACGAGCGGGCCTGGATCGACTACCTCATCGACGACGGCGCACCCGAGCCGAAGATGGTCCTCACCTCCCGCCGGGCCCGCTCCATGCTGGCCTCCAGCGCCGAATACCAGATGGCCTACTACGGGGCGAACAGCAGCAACAACCCCGGCACGACACTGTCGCCGACCGAGGTCGACGCCGTCCGCGCCCGCTTCGGCCTCCCGCCGATCGTCATCTACGACGTGCAGGTGTGGAACGACGACACCTACCAGCGGGTCATCCCCGACAACAAATGGATCCTCGTACCGGACGTTCCCGCCTCCGAGTGGGCGGAGACCCAGTACGGCGTCACCCGCGAGGCCGCCAAGTTCACCTCCGGCACGAACCCGGCCCTCACCCGCGAAGAGGCCCCCGGGATCGTCGTCGTCACCAAGGTCGAGGACGACCCGGTGCAGATCTACACCCGCGGCGCCGCGATCGGCATGCCGGTTCTGTACGTGCCGGACATCCACATCTCCGCGACCGTCCTCGGGGCGTGATCCGCATGGCCAAGCTCATCAAGGCCGTGTTCGTCCGCGATCCCGAACGTCACCGCACCGTCCTGCTGAAGCCGGGGGAGGAGCCGGAGCCGCGCCTTGCGGCCCTGGTCACCAACCCCGACGCGTGGGAGGACGGCAAGCCGCCCGCAGAGGCGAACGAGTCGAAGGCCGACGGCGACGCCGGCACCGACTCCGACAAGGGCAGCAGCGACAGCGCCGACAAGGAGGCCGCCCCGACGGCCAAGAAGACCGCCGCGCGTAAGACCGCGGCGTCCAACCGGTCCCGGGGCCGGGACGCCGCAGGCGAGGGCACCAGCGGCGAATAGCAGGGTGCGGGCCCGCCCCCACGGTGGGGGCGCCACAGGGCGGGCCCGCACCCTCGCACCCTTCCCACACCACGCCCACCACGCCCCGGGAGGACACCAGCCATGGCCCTAGCCGCCACCGTGCAAGCCTGGCTCCTCGCCCAGCTCGGCGCCGCCACACCCCTGGCCGACCTGGAAACCCGCTACACCCGCCTCGGCACCGCACGCGCCGTCGCCATCGAAGTCCTCTACGAACGCAAGGCCGCCCTCATCCAGCAGCCGGCCACCATCAACGTCTCCAGCGTCGTGTCCCTCAGTACCGCCGAAAACATCAAGGCGTTGGAGCGGCAGATCGCCCTCCTTGAAGCAGGCGAGCCGGCCGCACCCGACGACCCCGCAGCCCCGGCCGAGACCGACACCGCGGCGATCGGATGGATCGTCCTGCAAGAACGGCCCCGGCGATGACCACCTCCGTCCGGCGCCGCGGCCGCACCCTGCGCCAGCGTCTCCTCGGCTACATCACCGACGCCACCACGAGGCTGCGCCAGGCCTGGTCCATCCTCACCACCGCCCAGACCCGGCTCCTCAACGCGCTCGCCGCGATCCGGCCCGGCCGCATCGCCTCCAGCAGCCGCCAGCTGCGAGCAGCGATCGCCACGTTCAACACCTCCCTCGCCGAGTTCAACCGCACGATCATGGCGTTCGCCGAGCGCTGGTCCGCCACCGACCTTCCCCTGATCTACCGTGAAGGCGCCTGGACCCTGTTGGACAACGCGCTGCGGCCCACCACCCTGTTCCGGTGGACCGACCGTCACCGCGCCGCCGTCACCGCGGCGTCCGCCCAGTACTACGCCGACCTCACCGGCCGCATCCAAGAAGCCCTGCGCCGAGCCCGCGCCTTCCTCCGCGCCGCCCAGGACATGGCCCGCTCCGACGCCGCCCGCTTCGACATCACCGCCCTGCGCGACGCCCACCCCCTGGGCACGGTCGTGTACGCCAACAACGCCCGTCACCCCGTCGACTCGTGGGCGCGGGCCGCCATCACCTGGCAGGCCGTCACCACCGCCAACACGGCGGCCGCCCGCACAGCCCTCGACGAACTCGGCACCGAGTGGGTGGAGATCCGGGACGGCGCGTCGTGTGGATGGACCTCGCACGATGATCCCGACCGGGCCGACCGCACCCTGCGCACCGTGCAGGACGCCCTTGCCCACCCCACAGCACACCCCCATTGCCAAAGGGAGCTGCTGCCCCGCCTCGACCTCATCGGCCGCACCGAAATCCGCACCGGAGCCCCCCTGTGACCGGCCCCATCGCCTTCACCGTCTGGGACGGGCACGGCCGACTGCCCGCCTGGCGGCGCAAGCTGATCGCCGCCTGGCTCACCGCCAACGACATCAGCCCCGACGACGCCTGCGCCGACCACGCCATCACCATCCTCACCGTGCCCTTCCGGCCCGCGGAAGCCGCCGACGAGGGGGAGCCGTGGCAGATCCAGGTCATCGCGCTGCACCAGTACTACGTCAACCGCCACGGCACCAAAGAGCAGAACCTGATCACCCGCAAGCCCGTCACTTTCCAGCGCACCGTCCCGCTCAAGGTCGCCTTCCCGCCCGAACCCACCACGGTCGAGGAAGGACCACACCATGGCGAAGAGCCGCAAGTCGAACCTGTCGAAGAAGGCCAACGCCCGCCGCAACACCAAGGCGGGACGCAAGAAGATGAGCAGCAAGCAGTTCGCCTTGCCGAAACAGAAGAAGTACAGGGTGGACGACCTGGCTCATGCTCGGAACGCGTTGGCCAGGGTCTCCGCTCACGGATCGCCAGCGCAGAAGAAGGCCGTTCGAAAGGCCGTGACCAGGAAGTTCCCCAGCCTGAAGAGGTCCGGCGGCAGCCGCAAGAAGAAGTAGGTGGCGCGTGACCGAAATCCCCAGTGAGCCGCAGGCGCACGGCGTGCGTATAGACGCCCAGCCCGGCCACGCCACCATCAGGATCGGCGACACACCCCTGCCGACCGATCAGGTCACCGGCTACAGCCTCCACCACGACATCCAGGCCGCCCTGCCCACCCTCGTCCTGCACACCCGGCAGCCCGCTGGCGCCGCCTTCGAAGGCCTGGCCCGAGTCGCGGTCGCCGACCCCCGCCCCGCCAGCGCCGTCATCCTCGAGTTCCTGAACTGCATCGACGCCGAAGCCCTCGAGAACGCCGCCCTCAACCGGGACGACCTCCGCGACGGCCGCTACGACCTCACCCGGGCCATGCTGCGCCAGCTCGCCGACGCGGCCAGAGAGGAGCCGTGATGGCTGGCCTGGACGCAGCCCTCGCAGGGGCCGTGCAGTGGATCGCCGACAACCTCATGGTCGACACCGTGCGGATCAGCCGGCCCGCCACCGGCGACCCCATCCTCGACCCCGCCACCGGCCGCCTCACCTACCCCGAGCCCGAGCTGCTGTATGAGGGGATGGGCGCGGTGCTGTCCTCCGGCGCTCCCGGCGGCATCAACGCCCTGCCCAGCGCGATCCTGCCGTGGACGGAAGAGACCATGTCCCCGGCACGGCTGCTGACCCCGCTGGAAGCGCCGATCCCCGCCCGGGACGACCTCGTGCACGTGGTCACCGTGCACAACCCGAACAACGTGGCCCTGATTGGCCGTAAGTGGTTCTGCCAGGACCCCGGTCGGGCCTCCACCGTCGAGGTCGTCCGCATCACCCCCCTGGACATGAAGCAGGCCGGCCGTACGCAGGCAGGTGGCGGCTGATGGACCTGGAGGAGATGGCCGACCGGCTCGAGAACGCGGCAGACCGGCTCGGGGACGTCACGGAACGCCGCATGCGCAACGTCGGACGTCAGGGCGTGGCCCGGATCCGGCAGAACGCCTCTGGTCGGCCCGGCCCGAACGTCATCACCGGCCAGTACCGGGCATCGTGGCGCGCGGAGACTCGGGGCATCCCGTACGGCGCGGAGTGCACCATCGGCACCAACGCCCCGCAAGGCAGGCGCCTGGAATTGGGATTTGTCGGTGTAGACAGTATCGGCAGGCACTATTGTGTTGACGTGGAAACCGAATCCTTGACGCGCAATGGATGGGCCAGTCACGACCAGTTGAGTGAGGGGCAGGAGATCTTGACCCTCAATACGGAAACCTGGATGAGTGAGTGGCAGCCGATTTCCCACATCTACCGCTCCACAGGGGTTCACGAGCTCGTCAGGATGGAAAGCAGTACCTTCTCCTCATTGACCACGGCAGATCACCGGTGGCCGGTCCAGCGTTACTACGGGCGGCAGAAGACATGGCTGACCGACATTAAGACAACGGAGCAGTTGGCGTCCAACCACCGCATATATCGAGCCGTGCCCTGTGCGGATCTACCTGCGGCGTCTGAGTACTCGGATGCTCTGGTGGAACTGGTCGGGTGGTTCTGGACGGAAGGCTCGTACGACTGGGGACGTAAGGACGGGAAGCCTCTGGTGGGCGTTCGCGCAATCGGCCTCCGCATCTCTCAGAGCCCGATTGTGAACCCGGACAACGTCGAGTCGATACGCAGGTGCCTCTATACGCTGTTCGGTGAACCCGGAGGGTTCTCTGAGGGGGCTCACTGGAAGGAGACTCAGAACCGGTGGACTAAGGTCATCACCTTCAGGATGGACCGAGTCGCCGCTTGGCTGCTGGAGAACATCGTCTCTCGGCCCGAGAAGGTAGTCTCACCTTCCTTTCTGACGAGCCTGCCCGAGCATCAGTTGCGCATCTTCGTTGATACTTCGATGAAAGCGGACGGGTTCTTCAGTGTCACTCAGGTCCCTGTCATGGGGCAGAAGAGCCTGAATCGCCTCCGCTCCTTCGAGATTGCGTGTGCGCTGCTCGGACAGCCGACCACCACCCGAGTCCACAACAAGAAGACCGGCATGTGGGCCACGTCGCTCCTCAGAAAGGCCTCCTGCAACCCGAAGGCGAATGCCACCAGGACTGACGGCAAGGCCGGACGGTCCACCTACGAGCGGGTCCAGCAGGAAACGACGATCTGGTGTCCCACCACGGCTAATGGAACCTGGCTGGCTCGCCGCCGAGGGACGGTCTACTTCACAGGCAACTCGCAGCCGCCCTACCCGCACGTCCAGCCCGCCCTCGGGGCTATCGAGGACGCACTGCACGAGCAGATGCGCGCCGTCGTCCAGGAGGTCCTCGGTGATTGAGAAGCGACTGGTGACGGACTGGGTGGAGACCACCTTGTCCACGGCCGCAGCCATGCCCGTGGGCCGCGGCCGGGTGCCCACGACCAGCAGCGTCCCCCCGTACTACCTGCTGTACAGCGTCGACACCAGAGTCGGCGGAGCGCCACTGGCCGACATGAACGAGGACGGATCGTTCGTCTACCAGATCACCTCGGTGTCCGGGCCCGACCCGAACGTTCCCCAGTCCACCGCCGACCTGGACCAACTCGAGTGGATGGCGGACAAGGCCCGCGCCGTGTTCCTCGGCCGCAACCCCAGCACCGGCCTGTGGTCGTATCCGCTCACCGTCGCCGGCCTGTCGTGCATGACCCGGTCTCTGGAAGTCGAGTGGGGCGGGCAGCCTGGGGGAACGTCCGAGCAAGAGGCTGCAATCATGACCTATGTGCAGCGGTTCAGGTTCGACCTGACCCCCGCCTGACCCCACTGGGGTTGGGCAACTCCGCACCGCGGCGGGACCCCACGCGGACGCCACCACCACTGGTGGCCGCCACACCAGACACGTGTAGCAGGGGCCCCCACATCTCGGCCCCTATCCGCGAGGGGCACCCATGGCAAGGTTCAACCGCAAAGGCCTGACGAAGATCTTCTTCGTTCCGACGATCGCTTCGACGTCGCTGCTGCCGACCTCGGCAGAGATCACGGCAGGCACCGAATACACCGGGCAGATCAGCGCCATCGACGGATGGTCGCTGGAGAACTCGCCGATCGAGACGCCCGACATGGCGTCCACGTTCGTCTCGAAGATCGGCGGCGACGACTCCGCGGCCGACTCCAGCCTGACGTTCTACGAGGACACCACAGACGACGGCATCGAAACCGACCTGGCCAAGGGCACGTCCGGTTTCATCGTCATCTTCTCCAAGGGCAACGCGCCCAGCGCCAAGGGCATGGACGTTTTCCCGGTGACGGTCGTCTCCAACTCGAAGGCGTACACGACGGACAACGAGGCCGCGAAGATCACCGTCCAGTTCACGATCACCGCGCGGCCGCTGTTCAACGCCACCGTCCCGTCCTCCTAACCCACCCGGCCGGAGAAGCACCCCACCAGCCCCCGGCCGGGCCCGTGGCGTACACGGGAAGGGCGCCACGTGCGCCCGGCCGGGCCTTCCCCCTCGGAGACCCACCCATGGTCAGCAACGCCAGCAACTGGGACGCACTCAAGAAGCGCCTCGACAACGTCAAGAAGCCCATCCGGACCTTCGCCCTGTGCGAGGACCCGGAAATCCGCGAACGCTACCGGGCCGCCCGGCGCACCGCCGAGGACGCCGACACCTACCTGACGCAGATCAAGGCCCAGGCCGGCAAGTCCGAAGCGTTCGACGCCGAGGCGCTCGCCGCGGTCGAGAAGCAGGCCAAGGACGCCAAGGCGGAACTCGCCGCAGCGCAGAAGGCCTACGACGCAGCGACCATCATCCTGCGCTTCCAGACCCTGGAGCAGCAGGAGCTGGACGACCTCCAGGAGGAGCACAAGCCGAGCGAACAGGACGAGGAGCAGGGCCTCAACTTCGCGTTCGACACGTTCGCCCCGGCCCTCATTGCCGCCGCCTCCCTCGATGGGATGCCCGCCGAGGACGCCGCCCGCTACCTCAAAACGTGGGGGCCGGAGGACGCCGCCGATCTGTGGCGGGCCGCCTGGTCCATCCAGCACGTCAAGCGGACCGACCTGGGAAAAGGCTGATCGAAGATGCCGCGTTCCGCGCCGAGATGGAGTTGTGCCGCGAATACCGCATCCCGCACAGCTACTACCGCGGGCACGGCGACGGCACCTGGTCCGACCTGGACCGCCGAAAAGCCCTCGCCCTCGAGGAGTACCGCCGCCAGGTATGCCCCTCCTGCGGAACCCGTGCCGAGGAGTGGGACGAGAACTCCGGTGGTGACGAGTTCGCCTACACCGCCGTCACCCACCGCTGCCTGGGCTGCCAGACCATCGCCGACCGGCAGAAGGAAGTCCCTGATGGGCCTGAGGGGCACGGCGTGAAGGTCGCTCTCATCCCCACCAGCGTCCACGCCGCCCTCGAGATCGCCCGCACTGCTCAGCAGGCCTAGCGCAGGAAGGAGCCCGCCGTGTCCGAATGGAATCTGTCAGTTCGCCTCACCGGGCAGGGCTCCGACCTCGCCCGCACCCTCCGCTCCCTCGCCGATGACGCCCGCACCGCTTCACGCCATGTGGACGCCCTCCGCAGGGACATCGGCCAGCTGCGGACCGACGCAGCCCGCAGCATCCGCCTGCAAGTCACGCTGGACGCGGCCAACCTCCGCCGCGAAGTGCAGGCCGCCCTCGCCGGCGCCAGCACCGGCCAGCAGGTCCGTGCCCGCATCGCCATCGACGGGGCCCATCTGCGCCGCGACGTGTCCGCCGCCCTGGCCGCGGCCGGCACGGGGCAGGGCGTTCGTGTCCGGCTGGGCATCGACGCCGCCCACCTGCGGACCGACGTGCAGCGGGCCCTGCGAACCGTCGCCGGTAACGGCGTCACCGTGCCCGTCACCGTCGACGCCCGCACCCTGCAAACCAGCACCGGCCGCGCCGCGACCTCCCTGGACCGGCTCCGCAACGAAGCCCGGCAGACCGCCCACGTACTGAACACCCTGCAACGCGCTGCCCGGGACGCAGGAAATCAGCTGGACGAGCTGCGCAACCAAGCCGCCGGCGCGGCCGTCGGGGTACGCGCTCTCGGTAACGCCGGTGGCAGGGCGCAAGGCCGCCTGGACGGCCTGTCGGCCAGCACCCGTACCTTCCGCAGCGACCTGGACGACTTGGACGGATCCCTCACCCGCGTAACAGGCAGGCTGGGTGATCTGCGGGGCCGTGTCGGAGGCCTGTCGAACAGTGGCGGTGGCGGATCTGGCGGGTCGGAGATGCTCAAGGGGCTGCTGCTGCTCGCCCCCGCAGCCATCCCCCTAGCGGCCGGCCTGTCCACCGCTCTCGCGCCGCTGCCGGGTCTGTTCGGCGCCGCGGGCGTCGGAGCGGGCGCCTTCGGTATCGCCCTGGCCGGGCAGGTCGAACGCCTCAGCGAAGTCGCCGACGCGGAGAAGAAGTACCAGGAAGCCGTCACCGAACACGGCAAGGCCTCCGCAGAAGCCATCACCGCTCAGATCAAGTACCAGCAGATGCTGGCCCAGCTGCCGCCCGATGCGCAGAAGGCCGCCATCGCCCTGTCACAGCTCAAGCAGAACTTCTCCGACTGGTCCGACGACATGTCGGGCTTCACCATGCAGCCGCTCACCAACGGCATCACCGTCCTCGACCAGCTCATCCCGCGGCTCACCCCGCACGTGCAGTCGTTCTCCACCGAGTTGGACCGCGTCATCGCCGTGGCCGGCGGCGCCATCGAAACCCCCGGCTTCGACCGCATGGCCGACAAGTTCGCTGACTTCTCCGGCCAAAAGCTGGATGAGATGACCGACAGCGTCATGCACTTCCTGCGGGTCCTGTCCGAAGGCGGGGCCTTCCAGAGCGGGCCGATCGCCGCGTTCATGGACTACGCCCAGCAGAACGGCCCCGCCGCCCGCGAAGCACTCAGTGCTATCTCCGACGCCGTCGTGACGCTGCTTCAGGCCTCCTCCGAAGCCGGCCCGAACCTGCTGACCCTGGTCACCGCGGCCGCAAAGCTCGTCGCCGCTCTGCCGCCCGAGCTCGTCGGCATCATCATCCAGGTAGCCGCCGGGCTGAAACTCGTACAGCTGGCCGGCGCAGGCGCTGCGGCCATCGCGGGCGGTGTTGCCGCCCTCGGTACCCGCCTCACCGCTCTGCGCGCCGCCTCCACCGCCGCAGGCGGCGGCATGGCCGGTCTCGCCGCCGCATTCGGCACCCTCGGCACCGCCGCCAAGGCGACCCTCATCGCCTCCGGTATTGGCATCCTCCTCATCGCCCTGTCCGAGCTGTCCGACATGGGCAAGCAGGCACCCCCGGACGTCGACAGGCTCACCACGTCGCTGCGCACCCTGGGCGACACCGGCCGGGTCACCGGCGAAGCAGCCCGCTCCTTCGGCAAGGACCTCTCCGGACTCGCGGACAGCCTCCAGAAGGTCACCGACCCCAAGGGCCTGGACCAGGTCCAGCAGTCCATCGTCAGCTTCTTCGGCACCGACAGCACACCAGTCAAGGAAGCCAAGGAGAACATCGACGCGGTCGACAAGGCCCTCGCGAACCTCGTCAAGAACGGGCAGGCCGACCTCGCCGCAGCCGCCCTGGACCAGCTGTCGAGGAAGCTCAAAGACCAGGGGTTCTCCGCCAAGGAGATCCGCGGCCAGATGGACGACTACAAGTCCGCGCTGGCAGACGCCCGGTTCGAGCAGGAACTGGCCGCCCAGTCGATGGGTCTGTTCGGGCAGCAGGCCCAGCAGACGTCGGCGAAGCTCGCCGAGCAGAAGGCGTCCGCCGACGGGCTCAGGCAGGCCATCCAGGCGTTGAACGACGTCCACCGCGCAGGCCTCGACGGCATGATCGGCTTCGAAGCGGCGATTGACGCAGCCTCGAAGGCGGCCCGGGACAATGCGGGTGTCCTGTCCATGCAGGGCGGTCAGCTGGTCCTCAACACCGACAAGCAGCGGGCCGCCGCCCAGGCGCTGACCGATCTCGCTGCGAAGACGGACGAGGCGGCGGCATCAGCGCGCGAGAGTAACCAGTCGTGGAGTGCGGTCAACGGCATCTACGAGCGCGGCCGCCAGCAGCTGATTGCCAGCGCGACCCAGATGGGCTTGACCCGGGCCGAGGCCGAGAAGCTCGCCGCCACGATCTTGAAGACGCCGAACCGGACGGTGATGCTGAAGGCGGATATCACCGACTGGAAGGCGAAGATCAGCCAGGCGGAGCAGCAGCTGAAGTCAGCGAAGGGCGAGAAGCGGGCCAAGCTCACCGCGGACATTCTCGACTGGAAGGTGAAGGTTGCCCAGGCCGAGGCGCAACTTGCGAGGGCCAGGGGCACAAAGACGGCCAAGCTGTCCGCTGATATTTCGGTGTGGCAGGCGAAGGTCAGGCAGGCCGAACAGCAGCTGAAGAACGCCAAGGGCTCAAAGCGGGCCACGCTCACCGCAGACATCTCCGACCTTCAGGCGAAGATCCGCCAGGCGAATGCGGCGCTGAACAGCATCCATTCCAAGCGGATCACGTTGACGACGGAGCATCGCACCATCTACACCGGCAAGGGTGGACGCGGGCCCAACGCCGCCGGCGGTGGCCTGCTGGCCTCGCTGCCCAAGCAGCGCCTGGCCAGCGGCGGCCGCGTGCAGGGTTTCCCCGCGGGCGGCTACATCGAGGGCCCGGGGACCTCCACCAGTGACTCCATCGTCGCGAGTTTCCCGTCCGGGGCCATGGCGCGGGTGTCGAACTCGGAGTACGTCGTCCAGTCCGCCGCGGTCCGTAAGTACGGGGTGCGGACCCTGGATGCCATCAACCAAGGCGAGCTAGCCCTTCCGAAACTGGCCGCCGGCGGCTCTGTCACCGACTGGCGCTACGACCCCCAAACCGGCTCCCTGTACTCCGGCAGCGACATCACCTCCGCCGGCAACAAGACCCGGAAGGTCAAGACCAAGGTCAAGGGCAAGTGGCAGACCAAGGAAGTTGAGTACTTCGACATCACCGCGGTCGAGAAGAAGCTGAAGTCCGCGTCGAAGGCCACCCTCGCCTGGAATAAGGACCTCGAGAAGGTCGCCGACCGGGTCGGCGGGGATGTCGCTGAGGCTTTGGCGTCGATGGGCAAGGAGGGGATGAAGCTCGCCGACAAGATGGCGAACGGCTCCACCAAGTACATCAACGACATGTCCAAGGCCCTCCGCGAGTTGCAGAAGACCGCGAAGGCCTCGCTGACGGACTACACGCGGCAGCTCACCACCGCCAACAAGGTCAACAAGGACTTCGCCGACGACCTGGCACGCCTGGCCGGCATGGGCTACGGCGACCTCGCCGCCCAGCTGGCGGAGCAGAACGACGAAGCGGCGCAGCAGCTCGCCGACGCTGCGGTCAAGGACAAGGGCAAGGCTGCCAAGGCCAACGCCCAGGCGAAGACCGCCAACAGTGCGCTCACGGCCGACCAGGTGCAAACCCTGGTGCAGATCATCGCGGCGATCAAAACGGACAAGACCGGCATTCATGACGTGGCCGCCACCACCGGACTCGGCGAAGACGAGATCATTGAGGTCGCGAACAAGGCCAAGCGGCAGATCCACACGTCGCTCGGCTCCCGCGCGGACCGGTTCATGACCGACCTGATCAAGGCCAACCGGCACATGGCCTACGCCAACGGCGGTATCCGCGCCGGCATGTACGCCACCCGCGGCGGCATCATCCGCTTCGCCGAGCCCGAGACCCACGGCGAGGCCTACCTGCCGCTGAGCCCCTCCAAGCGGCGCAGCGCCCTCCCGGTCCTGCACGACGTCGCCACGAAGTTCGGTCTGGGCCTCACCGACGCCCGCGCCACTAGGCCGGTCGTCATCGTCCGCGAGTCCAGCCCCACCAACGTGACCGTCACCGCCGTCCGCACCGGGGCGACCGCATCGGACATCGCATCGCAGGTCGGCCGCTCGGTTCGCCGGGCCCGCAGGGGAGGGGTGGCCGCCCGTGCCGCTTGAGGACTGGCAGTACGACCTCGGAGGCGTCGTCATCGGCGCCGGCACCAGCGTGCAGGTGATCGAGACCACCGGTCTGGGGCGGCCCCCGGTGCGGGACTCGGATGTGGACCAGCCCTCCATGGACGGGCAGTTCGCCGGGCCCGACTACTGGGCCGGACGGCAGATCCAGGTGGACGCCGCCATCAAGATTCCAGGTGACCCGGCGGCGTGCCACGACATGGTCGCCGCCCTACAGGCCGCCACCGACGCCGCAGGCGTGCGTCTGGTGGGCGGCCAGGGCATGACGCTGCGCATCAAACGGCCCGGCCGGCCGGTGAAGCGGCTCACCGTCCGCGCCCGCAAGCTCGACCCGGAGTACGGGCGGGTCATCCACGGCTACGTGCCCCTCGACCTCGAGTTCCTCGCCCACGACCCGACCTGGTACGCCGACGTGGAGTCCACCACCGAACTCCCGCTCGGCTGGCTGACCGGGGGAGGGTTCGCCGCGCCGCTCGTCGCCCCCCTCTACGTCCAAGACGGAGCGGTGGCCGCGGACCGGCCCGGCTGGGTCACCAACGCCGGCGACGCCGACGCCTGGCCCATCCTGCGGATCACCGGGCCGTGCGCCAACGTCACCGTCACCAACGTCGCCACCGGCCGCTCCCTGGCCTTCCCCACGCTCACCCTCGCCGCCGGCCGATGGATCGAGATCGACACCCGGCCCGGCTACCGGACCGTCACCTGGGACAACGGCGGCAACGCCTCCACCTACCTGTCGCCCGGTTCCCGCATCGACCTGTTCTCCATCCCCCCGGGCACGTCGGAGATGCGGTGGACGGCGCTCGACAACACCAACTCTGCCCGCCTCAACGTCACCTGGCGTGACGCCTACATCGCCCTCTGAGGAGAGCCGACCATGTCCCTGTTCCCACGGCCGATCCTCACCAACGGCGCCACCCACTCTGCGCAACAGTTCAGGATGCTCGTGCGCGACCTGGCCAACGGCGCGGAGGGCATCACCCAAGGCGACGACCTGAAGGTCTCCCAGCGCTCCACCCCCGGCGGCGGCGTCACCATCTCCGACGGATCTGGCGTCATTCGCGGCCGCGCCAACACCTTTCAGGGCACCTACTCGGTGTGCAACATCGGCTCCGTCAATGTCGACATCGCCGCCACCGGCTCCGGATCGGGCCGCTCCGACATGGTGATCGTGCGCGTGGAGGACCCCGAGTACGAGGGCTCCCTGGACCCCGAGGTCGACGAGATCACCTACTTCCAGGTCATCTCCAACGTGTCGTCCTCCGCCACGACCATCCCTGACGGCCGTACCGGCATCCCGCTGGCCCGGATCGACATCCCGGCGTCGACGTCGACCATCACCAACGCGATGATCACCGACCTGCGGAAAGTCGCCAACCCCCGCAAGTCCCGCACCCTGGTCACCCAGTCCCCGGCCAGCCTCTCCAGCGCCATCGGCTCGTCCACGACCTACAGCTACTTCAGTACGGCCGCTGGCTGGAACATCGCGATCCCCGACTGGGCATCCAAGGCCATTGTGAAGATCGACGTATCGCCGATCCGCTACAACCTCGGCAACTTCTGGGGCTACCTCTCCGCCACGTTCGGGGCCAGCCTCACCGTCCAGGCCACCACCCTCGACGACAACCAGGGCTCAGGGGTCCGCCGGATCGGCGCCGTCATCGCCGACACCCTTACCGTCCCCTCCGCCTACCGCGGCACCACCCAGCTCCTGCGTGTGCGCGCCGCGGCCGCAGACACCAGCCAGGTCGGCCGCATCTATGTCGACTCCGGCACCACCCTCGTCGCGGACGTGCAGTTCGAGGAGGCCCCCCGGTGAGCGTGGCCCCGCCGGTGCGGGTCCTCACCCGGCACGCCCTCACCGGGGCGTGGCTATCGACCGCGCTACCGGTCACCGACCTGGAGTACGGGCCCGAACTGTCCGGCCCCGGCGAGCTCCGCGGCACCCTCTCCCCGCGCCTCGTCTCCTCCAACCCCGCGCTGGCCGACCCGGGCACCACCGAAATCTATGTGGAGTCCGAAGGCCAGATCGAGTGGGGCGGCCTCGTCTGGGACGTCCGCGCCCAGGGCAACGACTACGCCATCGAAGCCGCCTCCTGGTCGTCGTACTTGCAGAAGCGGTTCGACCTGCACGGGGAGCACGGAGGCCGCGGCCCCTACGTGTACACCGACCGCTGCCAGGTCATCCGCAACATCTGGGACTACGCGCAATCCATCGACGACGGCGACCTGGGCGTCACTGTCGACTCCACCACCTCCACCTCCAAGGTCGGCACCCCTGCCGAGCTGTGGCACTCCTACTGGTACGACTCCAAGCCCCTTGGCGACCAGGTCGACGAACTCGTCTCCGACCAGGGCACCCCCGAATACACCTGCACCACCACCTGGAACACGGCCAAGACCGACGTCATCAAGCGGATCCGGCTGGGCTGGCCCCGCCTGGGGGCCCGCCGCAAAGACATCGAGTTCTCGTCCGGCGTCAACATCATCGACGAGCCTGAAGAGGCCCTCGCTGGCGACGACTACGCCCAAGTCGTTATTGGGACCGGCGCCGGTGACGGCTCCGCCAAACTCCGGCAGATCTCCGCCGTGCGCAACGGCCGGCTGCGTCTCGAGGCCGTCGCCGCCTTCCCCGAAGTCAACGGGGTCGACGTGCTGAAGCAGCGCGTGGAGTGGGAGCGGGCCCGCAGGCAGTCCCTCGGCACGGTGGACCAGGTCGTCGTCCGCGACACCCCAGCCGCCCCCTTCGGGAGCTGGCAGGTCGGCGACGACGTGTACACCCGCGTCCACAACCCCTGGGTGTCCTACACGGGCTGGTGCCGTGTCACCGGCTGGACCATCAAGACGACCGCCCGCGGCGGCCCACAGGCCCTCGTCTCACTGAAGCCGGCCGCCATGTACACCTACGGAGGGCAGTGATGAACCCTGAGGAGATCGGCCGGAAACTCTTCGCGCTCGAGGCCCGCCTGGACCGCATGGAAAACTCGCCGCGCCTCTCGCACGCCGCACTGGACAACACCAACATCGTCATCAAAGACGGCACCGGCACCGTACGCGGCGCGATCGGCATGCAACCCGACGGCACCCTGGGCATGGTCGCCGCGAACGGACCCGCTCCCGGCGCCCCCACCGCCCCCACCGTGACCGCATCTCTGGGCGGGCTGCGCATCGTGTGGGACGGGACCCTCGCCGACGGCAGCCCGCTACCAGCCGACTTCGACCACGCCGCCGTCCACATCTCCACCACCCCCGGTTTCACCCCGTCCGCCGCCACCTTCACCGGCACCATCACGCGCGCCGGCGATGGCGGCATGCTGCCCGTCACCCCCCTGCCCTACCAGGCCCACTACGTGCAGCTGACCGCCGTGAACACGTCCGGCAACGCCGGCGCCCCATCGGCGGAAGCCACGGCAACGCCCCTGAAGGTCGACGGGCCGGACCTGACTGCGGGATCAGTGACCGCCGCCGCGATCCAAGCCGGCGCCGTCCACGCCGACAAGCTCGAAGCGATCCTCCAGCTCGTGACCCGCCTCGTGGCCGGCGACCCCGACGGGGCCCGCGTGGAACTCAACGAAGACGGACTCCGCGTCTACAACTCATCCGACGCCCTCACCGTCCGCTTCGACGCTGCGACCGGAGACGCCGTGTTCACCGGATCGGTCACCGGCTCCACCATCACCGGCGGCCTGCTCCAGACCGCCACCACTGGCGAACGCGTCACCATCAACGAAGCGAACACCAACAAGGTCCTGGTTTACGACGACACCGGACGGGCTGTCGCCGAACTATCCGGGCTCGGCCTCGGGCTGGTCGGCACCGGCGGCGCCCTCATGGTGCTGGACCCCGACGCCACGTATCCGACACTGCGCATGACGAACGCAGCCGGCACCAACGAAGCCGTCCTCAACGTCGTGGAGAACGCCCCCGGTTCAGCCAACCCCGGCCTGAACACCGGACGGTTCACCGGCAGCAGCTTCACCGACATGAAGTGGCGCCTGTTCATGGGCGAGGATTTTGGCGTCATCGAACGCATCCGGGACGGAACCACCACCACCATCGGCGGCCGCGTATCCCTGAACGACATCCGCGCCACCCTCGGCTACATCAACACCGCCGACTCCACGCAGAACAACACCCTGTTCCTGTACTCGGGCTACGCCCAGTTCAACGGAGGGCGCCTGGAAATCCTCGCCCCCGCCTCCGCCAGCAGCGCCCTCTACGCCAACGCCGCCACCGGGCACACCGGGAACCTGCTGCGCCTGCTGCTGAACGGTGTCGAGAAGTTCTCCGTCAGCAAGGACGGCAACACCGCCATCGACGGAATCCTCTCCGCGGGGAACATCGCCGCCGGGCGTCTCACCATCACACCCGTTACGAACGTCCCCACCAGCCAGAACGTGACCGGCCTGAACCTCAAGGGCACCAACATCCGCGTCGTGGCCACCGCGGCCACCTCTGTGCCCGGCACGCAGGTCACCGGCGTCGGCGTCACCAACCAGTCCTCGACCGGCTTCACGGTCTGGGTCACACGAACCGGCACGACCAACACCGTCATCGAATGGATTGCGTACGGCGTATGAGCAGCGAACCCGAGAACCAGCCCCAGCCCACCCCGGCCAGCAGCGACCCGGATCCGGTCGTCATCGAACCCGAGCCCACCCCGGAAGAGGACCCGGCACCCGCCCCGCCGCCCCCGCCGGGCGAC